TAGCACAAATAATAATTAATTTTTTCATTATAAATTCTCCAATTATAACTATAAAAATGTAGAGAGAAACCAACATTAAATATTTAATGTTGGTTTCCCCCATTTTAAAACTAGAACTTTGTTACTACGCATTAATACCTTCTAATGTTGCATGATGGACTGTAGATGCCATAACAAAAGCTTCATCAGAATAGATGTCAAATTCATCATACTGTGAACTATTTTTACTCAAAGGAGTAACTGAAACATCATTCATATAACCAACCCAGAACTCATTAGTGTCTACAACAAATACATTTGTAGTATCACCAGTAGCACCCAATTGATTTGTACCATCCCAATAGTAAGTATTTAATACATTAGTAGAAGCATAGACAGGTATATCATCATATGCCATAACTCTAAAACCACCCTTTACTTCTACAGAATCAATAAATCTTTGCTGACTCTGCAATAAGGCATTAATTTTTCTCCTACCAGATTTAGAAGTTGCTATTACATCAGGTGCACCAGCACATGCGTCAATAGTCTCATCTAACTTAGCCACAGTAAGAGCACTTCCACCAAGAGTAGTACCTTGAGCAATTCTTTGATTACCTGTAATTAAAGTATTCAAACCATCAGGCTGATTACCATTGGAAGTATTATTACCATAGAACATGGCAGTTTCTTCCATATCTTTGAATGCTCTACCTCTTGCTTCAATTTCTTCTGCAACTAAATCTTTATAACTTCTACCAGCATCCTTTGCAAATCTAGTTACCTTACCTCTTGCGAGAAGAGTTCTAAATTGAAAGGTTACCCTAGAATATGCTCCACGATCTGTATCTGGTTCTGCTGTATCAGCTATCCATTGTGCAACTGTATTTCCAGCAGCAGCAGTCCTTCTATTTAACAACCAAGAATCAGAATTTCTCTGTTTTCTAGGTATGTTCTGCCTAAGAGGATTTTTATACTCTATAATTTCTGATATCACCTTGTCAACTTCTGGTTGAATAAGAACACCAGATGTACCAGCATAATCAAGAGACCTCTTAATCTCTGTTTGCCAATTTTTTTCACTCATAATTATCTCTCCTTAAATGAATTTTACTTACTGCTTTCTTCAGCTTCAACTAATTCTTCTTCAGCTAAATCAAACATATACCTTAATTTATCACCTGGATTATCCATCTTACTCATCTTTTCAGATCTTGCAAGGTTTTTATCCTCTGACGTTAATTTTCTATTATCTTCCTTATGTTCCTCTGAACCTACACCTTTTCTTATTGGAAGCGTATCTTTAACTAAAGTAGATAAAGAGTCTAATGATCTTTGAAGTTCAGATATTTTATTATCTTCTTCTTCTTTAGCTTTAGCGACTTCTTCATCATTTTCTTCTTTAGCCCTAGTCACTTCTTCTACTTCTTCTTTAGCTTTAGCAACTTCCTCTTTAACTTCTTCTACTTCTTCTTTAGCTTCATCTTTAGCTTTAGCAACTTCTTCATCAGCTTTAGCTTTAGCTACTTCAGAAACAGATTTAGCAAATGCTTCAAGAGTTTCTTTTAGCTCATTAAAACTTGTAGACAAACACTCAGTCATAGCTTTCTTTACATCATCTATACTAATACCTGAAGTATCTACTTTTCCACGAGCTTCTTCATCTGTTTTTACTTTATTCTCTAATTCTAAAGATGTTTTAAGAAAATCAAGTGCACTTCTAAGTGCATTAATTTGAATTTCTTTATCTTCAGTACTTAAAGCATCTTCTACAGATGAAATAAGAATTTCAATTTGATGAACATCTTTTTTTATGTTATCATCTTTACTTTTCTTTACCTTCTTTTCCTTAGTAGACATACTATTCTCCTTATTAAATTGTTTACCTAACGACTTTTCAACATACCATGCTAACGTTCTAGAAGATGGATCTGCTGGAACTGTTACCAAAGATGTTTCAAATAACCTTATTTGGTTTACATATTGAACTACTTTATCTAAACCCTTAATAAATTTCTCTGTAAAATCTAAAGCAGTGCCACTTACGCTAAATTTATTAAGAACACCTTCTTTGATTTTCTGCCAAATATCTGGAACTGTTTTAGAAATTAGAGCTTTTATCCATAAAGCCCTTTCTTCAGGTACATATTTAACTTCTAATATTTTACCTATTTCTTTATCCCTGTCGTGATTATATAAAAGAGTTGTATACTTTTTAAGATCATTTTCAGCACCGATTAAAGCGCTTTCTGATATATATAAATCATCAACATCTAAATCTGCAGTTGTTGCAATACCTTCTATTATATTCTTACCATCTTCTTCTGCATATCTTTTTATTTCCAATAAAGAACTAAAATCAACCCCTTTGATATTACCAATACTACCTAACTTTTCCTGTTTAGAAATTTCCTTTTTTGAATCATCTCCACTATCTTCCATACTTCTATCTAGTTCTACTAAATAGTTTCTACCCCTAGCTTCAAATTCTTTTACAATTTCAGCATATTTCTTTTCTAAATCAGATTTACTAAATCCGTAAACAGGTTTACCAGTTCTTACAACTATTTCATAAAAGGATTTAACTATTGACTCTCTAAAAAGTAGATCTTCATCACTTAAAGTACTAAGTTCAATATTTGTACTTAAATCAAATGTTTCAGGTCTATCATCAATACCTTCTTCCTTTGAAAAACTTTTCTTTATTCCCATAATTATTTCCTCTTTCTTTTGTTTTAAACCTTTTTCGGTTCTACTGAAATATTCATATATTCCAGAATTTCTTTCATACCCAAACCTTTCATACAATATTTATAAAGTTTTGGGTGTGTTTTATACATAATTTGAAATTTATTTTCAACAGGTGGTTTATCTAAATGCGCTCCAAATGCACAAAATACACAACCAGTTCTACTAAATCCTTTATCGTAAATTTTAGAATACAATAATTTTTCTTGTCTTATGTATTCCCATATATCTTCACCTAACCAAAACATTAAAGGTCTAGACTGTTTACCATTAGGTTTATTACAACCATCTTTTGCATAACTTTGTTGTCTTAAAAGAGATTCTTCTGCCATAACACCAATAAAAGGTAATTTACCATTTTTCTCATAAATCTTAAAAGGTCTTTTTTTCATAACCTCACAACATTTATCAGATATTTTAAATGGGGCATCAATTAAATATTGCCATTTCTTACTAATTACCCCAGACCTATTACCATTTATACCATGTAAACGTCTTTCTATACCATCTTCACAAACACCACGTTGAATTTCACCTATAAATTGAGCCTGTTCTTTAGAAACAACTGGATACCCATATCTTTCTAATACCATCTTAAACTTCATCTTAGGTTTAATCCATTCAATATTAGGAACAGTCTTTACAAACTCTCTTATTTCAGGAAATTCTAATCCTGTATCACAAAATATACCTTGTATATCTGGATATAAAGACCTTACTAAATGTAATAAAACTGTACTATCTTTACCACCAGAAAAAGCTACATAAACTTTACCATGACGTTTCTTATAGTATTCACTTATCCTCACCTTTGACATAGCCACCTTTAAATCAAGAGGATATCTTTGTCTTGTCCTTAATGCATTAACACCATTACTCATGAATTAATTTTTATCCAATCATGTCTATATTGCCATGTTTAAATACATCATTTTGTTCTTTATCATGTTCTTTTTGTCTATCATCCCATGCTTGAAGTATATGTATTATCATATCTATTCTACTATGATTACATGTACCAATTACTTTAGTACACACTGGGCAATAAATATTTTTATACATTAGGTTTCTTTTTAGGTTTCTTTTCTGGTTTCTTTTCTGGTTTCTTTTCTGGTTTTTCAATTTCATTAACATTATCTGTTACATCATCACTACTTTCATCAGATATATTATTATCTTCTAATGCTGTAGGTTCTGTATTAGATATTTCATTATTAGAAATACCAGTAGGAACACCACCATCATCATCTAATACAAGATATTGATTTCCTACCCTTACAGCCAATCTATCACCACCAGGAACTGGATCAAAATTTAATGCTTTTCTTGCTTCATTTTTAGTTATAATACCTGCATCAGACATCTCACGAGCTGTACTTGCATCAACTACAGGTTCTAATACAAAACTTAATTTTGCATTAGGTGATATTTCACTAATTAATTCTTTATTTAATTTATTTGCAATTAAATTAACAAGAGGTCTAAATAATTTAGATCTTCCAGTTTTATATAACCTATCTACTGTGGCACGTGTTAAACCTTGAGCATCACCTAAATCAGCTGAACTAACACCAAAATTCTTATTTACCGTTTGTTCTATTATCAATGTAAGCTCTGCTAATTGCATCTCTCTAAAAGGTCTAGTGAATGATACCCAACCAGCACTCCCAACATTATCTATAACATTAATTCTCTTTTTACCAGACTCACCACGATTAGCCTCAAATTGAGCTTTTGCTCTTTCATAGGCTTTTCTACCTATTGTTTCTAAATGTAAAATACCAGGTGGTATTTCATCATCAACAAAATATTTAGCTATAGATTTAGAAGAGAACATTAATGCTGATACTTCATCTATAATAGTTTCTATTATTGGAGTACCATAACTAGAATAGCTTCTAGGAAACTGTCTAACCCAAATTAAATCATCTACATCATGAGATATAGATGATTTCACTCTACCTGCTCTATCAACTAAATCCTGTTTAAAATAACATATATAAGAACGCGAAGAATCTAGCATAGGTCTAAATTGTGAAGCATCTCTTACATAAATCTCTACTATATCACCATTTATATTTCTTACTTTTTCAATAATAGCTTGATCTAATACTAATAGATCAATAAGAAATGAATGAAATAAAGTTGGCCAAGTTTCTTTTGATATATTAGGTCTATTTATAAAATCTTCTACTCTAGCTTTACCACGACCATCTATTTTTATAGGTAAATGTGCTATTTCTTTAACTATACTATCAATAGCTGGTCTTACATGAGAAGATCTACGATATATTTCTCTTAAAGTATCAAAAGATAACAAAGAATCCCTTTTTATATCACTAGGGGAATATGTCCAAGATTCTGAACTAGTTGAATGATCATCTCTCCATCCACGTTGAACTGCAAACCCATTACCATCTATTAATTTTTCAGATAATCGTATTGTTTTCTCGCCTATTACTTCTGCTGAATAATTTTTTACAGCCTCAAGAGCTTCTCCAAAATCCATTGGAATTTCTTTACCATCATAATCTAAAACATGAAAACCATTATTATTTTCTATTTTCTTTTTTCTTGCCATATATAGTTCCTTTTAACCCATAGACCAACTAGCAAAACCACCTCTACTATTGATACCTTCACTTGAATATTTTTTACTTCCCTGTACTGCCAAATAACATGCTAGAACTGTATCAGAATATGTACCATATGGATATTGTAATAATTCTTCTATCCAAATACAAATAGAACAACCACAACCTTTTTCTAATTCCCAATCAAATTCATCATCTTCCATAGGAACCATCCATCTACCATTCTGAAAGTCCGTAGCCATCGCAGGTACACCAAAATCTAAACTTCTTTTTTGTTGTGCACCTGTTGTAAATGGCTCAATATTCATATCAATACCTTCTAGATCTTCTAACCAGTCTATTATAGCTTGTTGATAAAAATTATTTTCTACAACAGCAGCTATAGGCTGTATATCATTATACATCTCTATTAGTTCTCTTGCTGTATCTGGTGAAGAAAATTTACCCCTCCTTATTTCAACAGGATAGCGTCTTTTCTTTTCTTCATCAAAAGCTAAACAGAATAATACAGTATACTTAGCGCCACTTTTTTGACCTATAGCTAAATCGACACCTATATATTTCTCTTTATCATCATGATAAGGAATCTCATCTCTAGGAAAACAACAAGCACGAATATGTTCTTTATTAAATGTCTTGTCAAATTCAGACATCATCAATCCACGAAATGCAGGATTAAAATACATCTCACCTCTAAACTTAAATTCTTCTATTAAAGCTTCTTTTGGCCATCTTTCAGGCCACACAGGTGTAAATTTTTCATCTATAGCATATCTATATGATTTAACTTTAGGTGTCTTTAATAACTTTGCAGTTAAATCATCTTTATGCCACGGTGTTGCTACATATATAATTCTAGATTCAGGGCCACTACGTATATCCATCCAGTTACCAAAAAATGCATCTATTACTTGTTGCCTCATACTAGGGTTGAGTATAGCATTTTTAAAACTTACAACATCATCAAAGATGACTAAATCAGCTTTACCACCAGTAGCAGATGCTAATACACCACAAGCTTCTACAGATGAATCTTTACGAATTTTAGAACCCGCCAGCCGAATTTTTGATGATGACCATAATAAAGCACCTTCATCTGTTATACCTGGGAATATATCATGGTATTTACCCCCCTCTTTAGATATATGACCTTTAATCTCTGATAATATTTTACATGATAAATCATCAGAATGACTTATAATTTTTATTCTTAAGTCTTTATTATTACCTAATTCCCATAAACATCTTTCTACTGAAATAGAAGTAGTTTTACGGTGGTCTTTAGGCGATGTTATAACAACAAACCTATTTTTTGTTATCTTATCATGCCATTCCTTGTGCATTGTAGATAAAGGAAACTCAAAATCAGTAGACATATACTGAGAAAAAATAAAAGGATCTTTTATAGCAGATTTTTTAATCTTTTCCAGGTTCAATAAGAGCAATTGCTCTTGTTGTTTCCTCAATTCGTTTTGATAATTCGGCATCTTCTAAACCTTGAACTTCTACACTAACAGTTTTTTCAGTTCTTATAGTAGGTTGTCCTAAAAGTAAACGTTTTTGTTCAGTTGTAAATCTTAGAGTACTTATTATTTCATTCCATGTAGTAGGTTCTATTTCACCTGTATATACCTTTTCTACTACTATATTTTCAAGTTCTTTTAACATACCCAAAGTTACTTCATCTTTTTCTACCATAGCTATATTTTCAGAAGTTTCTTTAAGTGTGAGTTTTGTTTTTAATAAATCTTGAAGTTGAAGTAATTTATCATCCCATTCATCTTCTTTCTTCCATAATGTAATTAATGATGGGGATACACCTACTTCTTCTGCAACTTTACTTAAATTACTATGTTGACGGTAAAGTTTAAATGCAAGCTTTCTTTTTTCTATTTGTTTAGGTCTACTCATATTATGCGAAATGTAACATAAATTTATTTATATGTCAACAAGTATTTCCTCACCAAGAACATAAAAAAATCCTACAACACTAAAATAACTAGCGTTGTAGGATCTCGGAGGATACTTAAATAAAATTAATAAAGTATAAAAGTAAAACAAAAATAAAGAAATATAAAACTACTCAGTACCCTCGCTGTAAAAGCTCTCAACTAGAGAGCCATCTTCAATTTGTTTCTTAAATTTTTCACCAAACTTCGTAAGTCTGTACTTTTCACCTTTATATTCATAGAATCCACCCTTATGAAACATAATCTTTTCCAACTTAATACCTAACATTACAGTATCTTTAATATTATCAAATCCTTTAGAATATAAAACATCTACTTCAACAGGACCTCTTGGTTGAGACATTTTATTCTTAATTACAGATAATCTACATTCCATACCTATAGGATCATCTTTTACAACATTTTTAGGATATATAAATCCTTTATTATGTGTCTTAACTCTAACACATGAATAAAACTTAATAGAATTCCCATAAGGAGTTGTTTCTGGATTACCAAACATTACACCAATTTTCTCTCTTATCTGAGAAACTAATATAAGTGCTACTTTACTATCCCATATTATCTTATTAATTTTTCTTAATGCTTTAGATACTATTCTTGCTTCTTCACCTAATGCTTTGGTATCTTCAATTTTCTCTGATTCTAATTGAGCTTTACTAGGTAATACTGAAATTGAATCTACAACTAAACACGCTTGTATTTTCTTACTTTTAGCAAACTCACATGCTATAATTATCTTATCAAAAGCATCTTCCAGATATTTTGAACTCAATATTAAAAGTTTTGAATCATCTAAACCTAAAGTTGTAGCCCAACCTGATAATAAAGAGTTTTCTGTATCTAACATTATGGCAAGCCCACCCTTCTTCTGACAACTTGCAAGAAGATTTGCAGCTAGGATGGACTTGCCTGAACTTTGCCACCCAAATATCTCTGTTAATCTTCCATAAGGAACACCACCACCTAATGACCAATCTAAAGTCATAGAACCGGTACTAAGAAAACCTAATTTATGTTCTGGTAACGGTTTATCCTTTAAAGTACAAGCGTCTTTGCCAAAACTGGCTAATAAATCATTAAATATGTTCTCATTTTTACTCATATACACCTTTCGTACAGATATTTTGCACAGATATTTTGCACAGATATTTTACAACTATTCCCACCATAAAATCGACCATAATCCAAGAGGGAAAAAGCATATAGAAATAACAATAATTATTACTCTTCTTTTTGTCCAACAATCCATAATATTCTCCTTTTAACTAATTAAACTTTCTATTTCCTTAAGAAGATTTTCTTTTGATTTATCATTACTTTCTGTTTCTACAGTTGTTGGTGCTTCAATAGCAAGGGTCTCTGTTTCATCAACAACAGTTTCCATTTTTTTACCATGAATATTATTAACAACATTCTGTAATTCAGTTGGATCTCTAAAAGAAGCAATATCTTTATCCAAATCAAACATAGTATCAAGCCATTTTGCTGCTATAGCTTTATCAGTATGTAATGGTGAAATATTTGCAGCAGGTTTTAAAGTATATTTAGTATCTTCTTTAGTTGTACCAACCCTTTCTATAACCATATCTCTACCTTCAACTATATCTGTTATATCACCATAATCCTCATCATATAAATAACTTAATATATTCTCATATAACAATATACCCGATCTCATTATCTGAACACCTTTATCTTCTTCACCTCTTACTACAATATTGTAATAAACACTTTTAGATGGATATAATGTTGATGCTAATTCTCTATTACCAGTTCTTTTAAGCTCACTAGCAAATTCACAAATAGGACATTCTTTATTAATAACTCTTAAACAATTATACATACTATCATTTGGTGGAACTTTCCAATGCGATCTGCATTCAAAAGCTATATCACCTGCTTCACTCCAAGGTGGCAATATTCTAATTTTAGTTGAACCCTGTGGTATCTTCCACATAGGTAAACCACTTCTTTGAGATTCTTCTTCTAATCTCTGCTTAGACTGTTTTGCCCTTTCTTTATCTACTTTAAAAATCTTTCTTGTTGCCATAATCTTTCCCCCTAATCATTCTATCAAATAAATTAAAAACTACCAATAATAAATTAAAAATGTAGTTACAACAATAGCTGAAATAATCATTTTACCCCCTTTCTTATGAATTATCTGTAACTTCTGAATCTACTTTGCGATTAAATCCTATACTCTTTAGCATATCTTTTTTCATTACAACTGTATCTCTATTACTTTTATAAAGTTCCCATTTACGTACCTTATCTATATATGCTTTTTTGGCTTTAATCACATTTGGACTAATATTAACTACCTCTTTACATTTATTATCTGTACTACCCTCACTTTTTGCATCTAGAAAAACTTGTGAAGAGATTTTTTTTAATTCCTCTTTTGCTGTTAATGAATCTGCATATGCTTCTGATGTCAACCTAGAAAATATATAAAATGACTTAACTACTTTTATATACTCACCTTCTAAATCGTCTGGATTAATATTATATAAATCTTCCACATATTTTTCAAATTCCTTATTTAAATTCATAATCTTATTATACCCTATTTCATAAAAAAAGTCAAGTTTATTTATTAGAATTATTTTTACTTGATATATCGTACTTTTTCTTTAATCTCATTAATGCAACTATTTCTCTTTGTTCTGGTGGTAAATACCAATATATGTAATTAGAACTATTTTCTGGATAACATTTTAATAACTCTTTAACATCTTTATGACAAACTAAAATATACTTTCTTTCTGTATCATTTAATTCGGTATAATAAAACTTATATAAATCTTTTCTTTTTTTATTACACAATTCACACCTATCAATTAAATTTCCATCTATAGCATATCTTCTTTCATAACAATAATGTCCATTTGGAATTTCATTATCAACCTTATGCCTTGCAAGATTCATAATATGTATACCTTTCATAGTATTATTTCCTTATCTAGAGGTGTAAAGTTGATTATACTTTTTTCTCAAACTTATTACTGCTAATAATTCTTTTTGGTCTGGTGGTAAATATGCGAATATATTTCCTTTTAATTTATTATCTAGTTCTTCATAACATTCTAATAATTCACTAATATCTTGATGACAAACTAAAATAAACATTTTTCCCTTAATTAAGTTTGCAGAAGTTCTTACTGTATTCTTTGATTTACCTAATTCTTTATAATAAAATCTATATAACTCATTACTCTTTTTATTACATAATTCACATCTATCAATTAAAACCTTATCTATATTATATCTTTTTCCAGTTCTCCAACTCTCTCCTTCTTTATATACTTTATCATCTGGTGTATCATCATATTCTATATCAGCAATTTTTTTTGTAGTATGTTCTATTGAACTATTTGGTTGACTACATATATTATTTAAATTTTTATTTTTATAAAGAGTTTGATAGTAAGAATAATAATTTTTATTTTGTGTTTCCATTTTAACAGAAAAATTTGCAACATATGGGTCTGAACTATACTCATTAGTACCTTCAATTTTCTTCATATTAACATTCCCCCCATGATTTACCTATTTTTATATCAACAAAAACATTTCCTATTAAAGTATCTTTTTCTAATATAGATTTAATTTTTTCAATTAAATCTTCTTCATCATTATGTACAATAAAATATACAGCATCATGTTTTGTATGTATAATTTTACTCTTTTTATCTTTTAAGAAATTGTGAACTAATAAAACTTTAGACCAAAATATAGCTGAACTACCTGATTGTATAGGAAAATTAACAGATTGTCTGGTAATATCATGGTCTATATCATAGACCTTATATTGTGATGTTATAAATCTTCTAGTTCTACCTACCATATCAGCAATATAACCATAATTTAAACCAAAATCACTATATTCTTCAAGTAAATTTTTTACTTTAGGAAACTTTCTAAAGAAATCCTTTTTTAGTTCTATCGCATAATCTAAAGAAAGACCAAATTCTTCGCATATACTTTTAGAACCTCTACCATATAAAGTACCATAAACAACACCTTTAACCTGTGCCCATATCTCTTCATCATACTCTATACCAGCAATTATTCTCGTTAGTTGTTCTTTTGCATCTGAGGAATCTAATATTTTAATTAATTTCCTGTCTTTTGATAAATATGCAGCTATTCTAAGTTCAAATTGTTTATAGTCCATACCTACAAATTTATAATCTTTTGGTGCTATATAACAATCTCTAAATCCACCTTCTCTTGGTATTGTATGTAAAGATGAAGCTAAACGACCACTTATTGTGCCATTAAGATTGTTTTCATTATGTATTTTATTATCATCTTGTAACATACAAAATAAATCATTACTAAAATCAGGTTTATAAGAATCAAGATCTTTTAATAAAGATAATAGTTGTAATTCATTATTCATTGATAAATATTTTGACCTATCATCTTCAGAAATTGTTTCTGGAACTTCAATATCAAATTTAATCTCTTTCATCAAATATGTGCCTAAACTCTTAACAAGTACCCTTGAAGTATGTAATAAATTAGGAGCCTTATGTTTAGACTTTAAAGACTTTAATACCTTTTCATCTGTACTATAACAACCTGATGCTGTTTTCTTATCAGATTGCAGTCCTAAAACATTAAATAATACATCACCAACCTGTTTAGGCGATTGCCAATTTATATCAGCGATATCAGTCAGTTCACGCTTAATTTTGACAAGTTCTAAGTTCTTATTTATATTTAATAATTTTAATTTATTAATATCAATAAGAATTCCTTCCTGCTCTATATCTATTAACATCTGATTTACTGGCATAACAGTATTAAAGAATAGTTTGACAAAACATTCATCTATTATCTGCTTATAGAAAAGTTTATATAACCTGTAAGTTACATCAGCATCAACATTATTGTATTCTGCAACAACTTTTCTATCCATATCTTGCATAGATATTTTGGAAGATAAATTATAATAAGAAACATCAGTATATAGAGAAGCTAAAGACTTCAACCCATATGAAATATTATCATTTAATATACCAATAGCAGCATATGTATCAAAGAACCAATTATTTGTATCAATACCATATCTTACTTTAAGAAATTTACAATCAAATTTTGAATGTGTAATCTTTTTAGCTGGTAGAGAAAATATCTTTTTATAATGTTCTAGTGAAAATGGTATACATATGGCAACACCTTCTTTAAATGAAAATGAACATGTTATTATATCATTTTTATATGGATTAAGTCCAGTTGTTTCTATATCAAATGCAAATTCATCTACACTTTTTAATAAGTTATATACCTTATCTATATCTTCTGTGAACAGATATTTTGTAGGTATTTGTGAATATTTATCATCTGCAACTTTAAAACTTTTCTTTATATCTGATTGCATAGCATATAAATTCTTTATTACACTCAAAGATGCTTTTGGAGCAAAAGTAGGAATTACACTATATTTATCTTTTTTAAATACATACCCGCGAACATCAGATAATTTAATACCACCTAAAAAATACTTTGCTGCCATAGCACCTAAAGCAACAATAACTTTAGGTTTTATTACTTTTATTTCTTTTTCTAATAGTTTAGAACATGTATTTATTTCGGTTATTTTAGGATTTGCTCCACCTTTAGTATTACATTTAACCAACATTGTAACATAAACATCATTTCTTTTATAACCAGCTTTTTCTATACATTCATTTAATAAAGATCCAACATTACCAGAAAAAGCGTTACCAAATATAGAATCATTTTGACTTATAAAATCACCAACAAACATAATATTACTATTTGTATTACCGTTACCAATAATACAATGTTCTCTACACTTATTTCTATTATACTCACCTAAATTACATAAATCACATTGTTTTTCAATCAAAATAATCATCCTCCCAATAACTCTTAGGTAAAGTTTCATCTTCATCATCTAAATAAGCTCCACCAATTTTTACCTTTTGAATCCATGCTCCATAGTATTCATCAACTGGTGTTTTATCTGAATCACCTATTACATATTTAGCTACCAATCCACGACTATCTTTCATATGTAATTTCCAACGCTTATATAACAACTTCCTACATTCAGATTTTGTTTTACCTACTGTCATCCATTGAAAATGTTCTGTATTCATAGTTAATATATAAAATGTTTCATCCATATTTATTCTCCTAATGAAATTTATAATTTTCTGGAGGAGTTATAGTATACTTATAACCTGCAATATTATTAATACATTGAACTTTCATTGATGCTGTTTCAGCATTGTTACCACAAAAAATATCTATTATAGGATAATCTTCATTCAACTCTCTATTATTAGCATCATATGCCCAGGGAACTGTATAACCTTCTTCCCCTATTTCCATATCTTTTATTTTTCTTTCTATTTTTAATTCACCTATAACTTTTACATTACCCATTCTTTTCCCCCTCTTCATTTTTCATATATATTTCTTTTACTTCTATCCATTTAGGGTTACAAGTCTTTCCATATACTCTTTTATAAATATAAAATTTATAAATCTTAAACTGGTCTGAATTAAAATGTTCTTTCATATGTTTTGTAATTCTTTCTTCAGTATATCCTTTACTTATACGCATACAACCTAACCAATCTTCTGGAGATTCCCAATCATATTTTCTTACTTTAACACTTAATAAATCATCACTTCCACCACCATTTTCAACAGGATCATTACAACCTTCAGCCATAATAGTTTTCCCCACTAAAAATATTAAAAATATCTATTATTAATTTCTGGAACGCAACATGTTACTTTATGTCTAGGTCTAGACGATACTACTTTTTTATTCTCATGATTACAACTTTGACATAATCTATTTTGTATACCGTAACTTGTAAATTGTCTCTCGCATTTCAAACAAACTCTAGTTTTGATAAAAATACCAATCATCTTTTTAGTATATAAATCAGCTTCAGTTTTTCTAATACCAAACTTTCTAGCGTGTTTACGACAATATTTTTTACTTGGTGCTCTAGTATATAATATCTTATCGCAACCTCCATATATACAAGGTTTTTTAATAATCTTTCTTTTTAAAAACATCTTTTTTCTTTTTCTATACAACTCGTTCAATATATACCCCCATTAAGATAAATTAAATACTTGATATTTAAGTCAAGCAAAAATTATTAAATTTAAATAAATATTTTTTATCATAAGTATTAATATAATAAAGATTTAAAAAAAATTTAAAAAACCTTGACTTTTTAACTAAAAATATGTTATAATAGGTAGAAATATTTTCTTTTAAACGAAAGAAAAAATATTCCATGAATATTATTTATTTGTTTTTTCTTTCGTTTTTAAATTTGCGTAGCAAATTTAAATCACCTTTTACCCTACTATTACTCTTACACCAAACATATGCTTTGCGATTTGCGTTGAATTCCCTTTTCATTTTCCAAATTAAAAACTATCAACATTATCCTTTTCAGTAAGTACACAATATTTTCCAGTTGTTAAATTATAAAGTAATTTTGCGTTGCCATTACACCTGAATAAATTATATGAAATTAATGATTCCAGCTTTGAACCATACCATAGCATGATATAATGCTCATCATTATCTGTGTCCCAATTATGCCCATTAAATTCTGTTTCTTCTTTAATTATAGAATATTTCTCTTTATTTGAAAAATAATTGCTATCTGTAGCTGTTACATATAAATAGTTTTTAATATCATCTGCAGTAAGTAAATTATGTATCCATGAATCAGACTTATATTCCATTAAATCTTTCATTTAATTTCTCCTTTTAATTATTCATATCCATATTCATTTACTATTTGTTGACACGTTTCTAATAATAAAATCTGTGCCTCTTTTTCTTCATAACTAAGTTCTTCATCCCAATTTGAGTAGCAATCTTGCAAATCAGTTAATGTATTTTGAAATCTACAATATCCCATATTAGACATTTTTTATACCCCCTTTACAAAGTTCTAAAATTTCTATTTGTGATAAATCACCAGGATCCCCGGAATCAATAATAATAGGGACCATATTAAAATATTCTGATAATTCCTCACAAATTTTTAATGTATATTCTTTAGCATCACTATCAAGCATAACAAATATTGTCTTTATATTTAAAAAAGCTGTAAATAACCTTATTTGTTCTTTGCTTATTCTTTTACCTAATATTGCAATTCCGTGATCTGGTATTTTAAGTATATCAAATACACCTTCAAATAATATTATAAAATTCTTATATTCATCTAAACTTTTTAAAGAAAAAACACCTAAATTTTTCTTACCATAAGTTAAATATTTGGGTGTTTTATCAAAGACTGTTCTACCCTGCCAACCAATAATTGTATCATTAACTTTAACAGGAAAAACTATTCTTCCAGATAATACACCAGTCTGTGTATAATAACCTTGTAACTTGACACAAGAATCAACAGTTATATCTCTATTTTTAAGGTATTTTATAGCCTGATGTTCATTTGATAAATCTGTTAATTTAATAAATTCTTTAGTATTTACTAAATTTCCCTTTGTTTCAGGCTTTTTAATCACCTTAACTGGTTTAATAGTTTTTAATAAATTTAAGATATCTTTATTATTTACTATTTTACCACCCCAGTCACATTTCCAACAATGAAAAACACCTTTCTTAACATTGATGCTAAGATGGTCTGTTTCATCATCACAACTAGGATTTATGCAAGTTGTTGTTATTTCTACTGTCATTTTGGCATAGATATTTTGTACAGATATTTTGTACAGATATTTTGTACAGATATTTTATTAATTATTACTTTTTATACAAATTTCATCATCATGAATATTATCTTTAATTAATTTTAAATCATTTTTTAATGTTTTATTATTATTATTATTATTTTTATCAATTCTTTTTTGTGCTAATGTTGATTCTTTTTTTAATCGTTTAATTAATTCTTCTTTTGTATCACAACCAGGTAATATTCTATTATAAACAGTATAAAAAGAAAGATTATACTTACTTCTCATTTCATTTATTGTCATACCATACTTTCTTTTAATCTTAGATGTCTTTTTAGTACCACAACATAATGAACATTTTATTTCAAGATTACTTATTTTATGGTCATTTATATCACCATTTTTATGTCTTGCTATTAATATTACAATATTCCCATCTGCACCACAATCCTCACATTTATTACCAATTTGTTTTATTTTTTCTGCTCTATTTAACTTTAGTTGATAATGGTCTTTATAATATGAACCTTTACCACCACTCCATCTACTATTGTTCTCACCAGCATTATAACTATTTCTTTTTTTCTTTACATGTTCCATAAATTAACTCCCTTTAATTAAATTTTCACTTTTATTTAACCAACCAACAATAAGGTTAGCATGATGAAATAATCGTTGTGATCTTTCCCAACTATGTATACCTTTAGAATCAAATGTATCACCAAGATATATATCATAGTCAATACCCTCTATATTACCTAATAAATGTGCTTCAGTACCAGCTTTTCTTGCTTCACATATCCACATTTTACCCCCTTTCTATAAAAAGTCTAACATTAATAATTTGTCCTTGAACGGTATTATATTGCCAATTAAAAACTCTACCATCCATTAATTCATGGCAATCACTTTCAGTAATATCAAGTTCAAGATCATTTTGTACTTCTCCATCTAATAACCATTTCAAAGCTTCTGCTTGACCTTGCAATATTAACATATCATCGGTGATAGTATTACCATTTAATTCTTCTGATAATTCGTAAGCACCATCTTTGTAACCATATTCTTCTATGGTTTTTAATACATCTTCATACTCATCCATTACTTCTTTTCTAAATCGCATTTTCTTATCCTTTTATCAATTACTATTATAATATATTTGCATCCCATATTCTAACTTTAGCTAAATTGATATTACATGATATAACTCCACCTTTTGGGCCTGCTTTTTGTTTACTTACTAATAATCTTAATTTATTATTTTTTAATTCATCTTCTGTTTGACATACTGTTAATACTATATGTGCTATATGTACTTTACCTTTACCACCATATGTATCTCTCAAACCAACAAATTCCTTTCCATAACTAGAAGCTGCTGTTTGAGAAGCTGTCCATATAGGAATATTAGTTTCATTTGCTAATGATTTTAGTTCTCTTGCTGCATCTTCAACTTCTTGCCATCTACTATCTCTTTTTGAAACAGTTGCTATTTCATCTAAATAATCTAAAATAATAAGATCTATATTTTTCATACTAGCAACAATAGAACCTAATTTAGAAATAGAAAAATCTCCGCCTGTAAAATCTTTTATATATAATAAGTTTTTATGTTTTTCTACCTTTTTTAATAATGTTTTTGATTTATCAGGATCTTTTCTAAATGTTATAAAATCAAGATTAGAAAATAAAGCATCAAATCTTTGCATAACTGTTTCTATTGAATCTTCTAATGTTACAAATAATACTTTTTTCTTATCCATAACAGCACCCCAAGCAAAATTTAATAATAATGTTGATTTACAACCGCCTGTTTGTGCGTTAATTAAACCAAATTCTCCAGGTGCTATCCCACCACTTAATTTATTATCCAAATCATTTATTTTTGTTGGTATAGGAGAAGGTCGTGATTTTCTATTATTTAAAGAAGATACATATTCAACTGGTTTATTACTATCTGGATTATATTTATTTATATTCTTTAAATCAGAAAGTATAGTTTCTACCTTATTAATATCAAAATCTTTTATTGCCTGTGATAATCTCTTTTTAAATTTTCGTGTTTTAATATGACTACTTAATTCTTCTTTTATAAAATTAATATCATATTTAGTATTGAATATCTCAGTTATATTTTTTACTATGATAGATGATTCTTCTTTATGAAAACCCTGACTATTTATAGTTTTCTGTAATAAAAAGATAAAAGTTTCATAAGGTATAATGTCTTTACATTTTTTATGATATGTTTCAATTATAAAAAAGAAATATTTGTAATATTGATTTTGAAATATATCATCATCAATATAAGATATTGATTCATTTAAAAATTGTTTATCTTTTAATAGAGCAGATAATAACAATTTTTCAAATTGTGTGTTCAATACATTCCCCTCTTTACTATATTTTTAAGTTTAGGTATTCTTTTTATTTCTTGTAAAACTTTAGTATTCCATTCTTTAGGGTGATTTTTTAATTTCATACATCTAAAATAATAATAAAATATATCTATTCCTAAAGCTTCTTCAACTGTATAACCGTTTTCAATAAGATTTTTTAAATAACTTTCTTGTATTTCATGTATACCTTTTACATCAATAGAATTAGAATAGTTTTTAAATCTATTTATTGCTTGTTTAGATATTAATTGATTTGGATAAGGTCTGTTACCTCTTTCTTCAAATTGTGCAACCATATACTCATATGGTGGAATATCCAAATTAATTAAAATTGTTCTTAATTTCTTAAATGTCTTTTTAAAATTAATAAAATTTTTACCATGTCTATTAATCTTATATTGTGGTATATGATATTTCCTTACCATCTCTTCATATAATATTAAAATATCTAATGTCTTAATCATATTTACATCCACTTTTTCCAAAGACATCACAAATGCGAATATCATATTTTTCTTTAGTAAGTTCATCTACTCTTATTTTAGTATGCTGTTCAAAATACTTATTACCCAGTTCAGCAAAACAAAATACTTCAACTGAATCCTTGCCTTTACAATTTCTTAATGCTCTACCTATCTTCTGTGTTAATCCAAAAGGACTTTTGCCAGCCCACGCTAATATTAATGTTTTAATATTATTTAAATTAACACCAGTATCAAATATATTAGATGATAATAATACCTTAATTTTACCCTTTTTAAAATCTTTTTTAATTTTATCTCTTTTAGATTTAATATCATTACCATCTATATAAACAGAATCAGGTATTAAATTATGTAATATTTTTCCATGATCTATTCTTCTGAATAATATCATAACTTCATTTCTATTTTTACATAAATCAGCAATTATTTGATTTCTTTTTTTATCGTTTATTAACATATCTTCTGCTCTACTATATGATTTATCATCGATAAAATCTACTTTATAAGGTATTAAATAAATTTTTGGTTTTACAGATATACCCTTTTCTATTAATTTTGATTGTTCTAATTTAATAATAGGTTTACCAACAGCAGCTTCTATATAATAATCTTTACCATCACTACGTTTTGGTGTTGCACTAAAACCTAATCTTATATTAGCATTAACACAACTACTGACTATTTTATAAAATGTATTTGCTGCGACTGTTTGTACTTCATCAACTAAAACACCATTAAATTGTATTAAATCATACTTTTTAGCACTTTGAAATGTTGATAACTCATAATTTTGCATTGTTAAAAATTCATCAAATGTTTCCTGAAGTTCTGTTAATATATCTATCCTATGAGCTAATACAAGAAATTGTGATTGTGGAAATGCTGATATTATACCTGCTATACATCTGGATTTACCAGCATTTGCTGCAAGATTTATTATACCTAGTCTATTTTTAATACCACATTTTATTGCATCAACTTGATAATCTCTTAAATTTGCTCTATCTAGATATTCTGTTAAATTATTAAGATCAACTTTAGGATAATTACCAATATATTCTATTTCTACATCTTGACCTAATACTTTAGTTGCTCTTTGTAAAAAGCCAACAGGAAATTTATCATTTTTTAAAAATTTAACACGACCATCCCATACACCTGATTTATAGGCTGGTGAAAACCAGTAATTAGGTGATTTAAATGTTAAAGCCTTATTTAAAGAAGCAATATCATAATTACCAGATATTTCTGCTATATTACCTTTTATTTTGATTATCATATTGTTTAATTTTTAATTTTATATATTGTCTATGTTGTTCTTTTGGTACATATGTAGGTATTTCATATACAGGTAATCTAAGCCAACAATGATAACATAGTATTCCTCTTAAACGGGTATAATAACCTAGATCTCCATTAAGATTTTTTTTACACCATAAACATTTTTTAATAGATACTTCCAATATTTCCATTACTGTATCAACTTACTTTTCTATAAACATGACCATTAGATAATCTTTTAAATTGATATTGCTTAAATTTTGCTTTAAAGTATTGTTTATATTGTTCTTTTGGTATATATAGTGGAACGTTAGAAACTTCAAACATATGTAAAGGTAATTTAAGCCAACAGTTATAACATACTATTCCTTTTATACGGGTAACATTAATTCTATCATTAGGAAGTATATCATTTTTACAACATATACATTTTTTATTAGACTTTTCCATCTTCATATTGTTTAAGTCTTAATTTTAAATATTGTCTATATTGTTCTTTTGGTATATATTGAGGTATACTTTTTAATTCAAATATTTTTAAAGGTAATTTAAGCCAACAATTATAACATATCATTTCTTTTATAAAACTAAAGTTATTTGTTTCATTATTAGGCACATGCTTTTCACAATATATACATTGTTTAACAGATATTTCCATCTTTATCCTTTAATTTTTCTATACGTTTCCATCTTGTAATAGCCAATTTTGCTGCATTTTTACTTATACTGTAATTTTTCATT